GAAGATGTTGATTCTGTAGATTTTTCTCAAATATTACAGACATCAAAAAATACTTTAAGATACAATTTAGCTAAAACAAAAACATTTGTTAAATATAATGGTGATCAACCAAGTTTTTTAAATGGAAAAACTGAATATACAAAAGAGCAAATAAGTACCATACTTTCTGAAGAAGAATGGTCTTTAGAGGAGAATTAATAATTAAAATAAAATTAACTAAAATTAAATAATAAAATGGCAAAAAAAGAAAAATTAAAAGATCTTAAACCAGAAAGAATTTCTGATGATCAATTAAGACGAATGCAAGATACTATAAATAGTATAAATAGATCTCAATTAGAAATAGGAGCTATGGAATCTAAAAAACATGACTTACTTCACGGTATAGCTGTTTTTAGAGATGAATTAACAATATTACAATCTGAGTTTGAAAAAGATTACGGAACTTTTGACGTAAATGTACAAACTGGATTTATAAATTACCCAGAAAATGGCGAAGCTGATAAGAAAGATTAGTGTAGGTAAAGACTACAAGAACGATGCCATGCATTACGCCGTTGGTCAAGAAGTATATGGTGGACATACCATTTCAGATATTATAGAGGAAGAAGATAAGTATTCTGTTTATATTAGAAAAAACAAAGATGTGTTACC